GTATTGATTAGTTGTGGTTTATTAATCTTACGAAATGGTTTATTGAACAGTACAAAAGTAAGTGCGTCCAGCATAGAACTTTTTCCCGCACCATTCGTTCCAATGATAAGGTTCGTATTGTATTGCTGAAAATCAATCTCAGTCCAATTATTTCCAGTACTTAAAAAATTCTTGTACTTAATATTTTTAAAGGTTATCATTCTTGGGGGGAATCACAATGTCATCAGAAGTAATTACAGTATATTTGTAACTGTGTATTTTACAAGTTTTTATAGCAAGTTCATCGTCAACCTCAACAACATCCATAGTTTGTTCTTCTTGTTCTTCAAGCATCATAGCATAACGAACAGCATCATCTTCCTCCTCAAAAAGAAAAAGAACCTTATCACCATACTTATCCTGTACGGCATAAGCACCCTCATCTTTACTTTCTTTGAGAGTGAGGAGATACATTTTATTCTACCTCGCAAGCCTGTTTATAGAGTTCTTGAAAAATATTTTTAATAATATTTTTATCATATTGTGTTTCAGATTCATCAATATAACGACTTAGAATTGAAAGAGTATTCTCTTCCTCTCCTATTTCAAAATCTTCATTTTCTTGAATGTCAAAGTTTTCAATGATTTTTAGATCTTGAACGCCAATAGAATACAACTTATCAATAAATTTTTCAAAATCTTTAGGTTTTGTTTTTTTACGAACAATAACCTTTACAATCTTGTTCTCATATTCAGTTGCATTGAAGAGTTTATGATTAGTATCCTCATAATAGATATTATAAAATAATTTATAAGGATTATTAACTGGGGTATGAGTGAGGGTATCCGTATCGAAGATATGAAATCCTCTTGTATCATTCACATCGTTCCAGAACATCTCATAAGGATTTCCTAGGTAGAAGATTTTTCCGTTGTCTGACCGTGTATGGTAGTGTCCCGAAAACACTTTGTCAAACTTGTCAAATAAGTCGCACGCCATACCGTCTTCCATGACATGTCCACGATGCGCTCTGAATCCGTTAAGTTCAAGGTGCCCCATCGCACATATGCTATCAGTAGTTTTGACAGCCTTGACAGTATCTTCAAAGTTTTCTGCATTGATCCAAGGAATAAGTAAAACTTTTAGTTTATCTAAAATTAATTCTGAAACTTCACTATAAGTTGTAATATTTGAATATGTTTGTAGGAGAAGTTCGGGAGAGTTTACATTATTGGTATTCTTATAATAGCAATCATGATTACCAATAATCATATGAACGTCATAGTTTTTGAGTCTCTCAAATACAACTCTCTTTGACCACTCAAGACTCTGATAATCAATTGACTTACGACTATCAAAAGCATCTCCCATGTGAACCACAGTAGTAATTCCTTGCTCCTCTAGGGTCGGAAAGAACACATCATCATAGAACTTCTCAAAGTAGTCATGAAGGTGCTTAGAACCTTTTCTAGCACCATAATGAGTATCTGTAATGATTGCTATTTTCATTTGGAATGATGAGGTTTGTGATCCCTGTCCATTGGTTTAGAAGATACAACGGGATCACGAGAAAGGTTTTTGATAACAATGAATGCATCTTTGTTATATTTACGAGTGCCAATAGGAGACTGCCACTTCTTATTATACTCCTCACCCACATCAATACCAGAAACCTGAGTGCCAGCCATCTCAACGACAATATCATCAGATGCTTCCCATCCATATTTGTCAAAGAGATCTTTGAGTTCATCAACTTGACGTAACTCAAGATATCGCGAATAATCTTTCATAATTTTTATCGGTTACGATATTGAATGTTATCTTTAATGGAGTTATACTCAGAATTATTACCTGAAAGTTCATTGTTGTCAATAACCATGACTTCATCATATCCTGTGCGTTCAATAATCTTTGTTTTAATTTCTAATTGCTTTTTCTCCTTTTGAATTCTTCTCAGGAAAGCATAGTGAATAATTTGAGTAAAATAGGCAAAGGGATTTTGAGATTTCTCTGGATTAAAATTATGAATGTATTGAACGCAGTTTTCAATACCATCAGAAATCATATCCTCACGAAACATGTAATTCACAAAGTTTGGTTTATATGAAAGATGAGTTGCAATCTTTAAAAAACATTCACCAAGATAATTAGGAATTCTAGGTTTACCTTCCCATGCTCCAGACTTTGGTGGATCTTTATCATATTTCTCAATAAATTTTTCTCTCGCAATACCAACTTTGGTGCGATAGACAATCATTGCTTCTAGCAACTCTTTGTTATTTACGTAATGTTCTGGTTTTTTCTTAGGCATAGCATTGAGTTTCCTCGCCTTTATTAATATTATTAATATTATTATAGCATACTTTTAAGGCTTGACAAGATTAGTAATTACGTATAGACTAGGTTTGTCCCCGTTAGAGATAAGTTCTATCTAGCTATTATTCAGGAGATTGATTCTCTTGAATTTCTCTATTGAATATATCTTCTAGATCCTTTCTTGCTTTTTCAACAGAAGATATATACCCCATTTTAGTAGATGGTTTGGTGTGGAAACTATCTGGATTTTCAATATCAATATCTTCCTCATCAGAATTTTCAATAAAGTCATTATAAATTCCAATTAGTTTTTGATCATTACTTTCTGTCATTGTAATAATTTTATCAGATTTAATTATAAAAATATCTTCATCAGATAAATCAATCCATTGTTTTATCTTGACATGCATTCCTGTCTTATGATGAATTAACTTCATAATTACAGGATTTTGAAGAATGATTGCTGGATCCTCTTCATCTTCAATTGAGATGAGAGAAAATATTTCTTCTCCTGATACTAGTTTTATTATCGAATAGAATTCTTCACCCATTAGTTTTTAAGCGGTATGTTTACAATATCATAATTAAAATTTTCTTCGTTATAAATTTTAATTCTTTCAATCAAGTGATTTAATGTATAATTTTTTCTGGACTTGTAACTGATATCATCGGCAATATCATATAAAGTTGCTTTTGTTTTTTTATCCCCCTTTCTGAGGACTCTTCCTATTGACTGTAAATTTCTAATTCTTGACTTAGATGGAGAAGCAAAAATGACGTTATGAAGGTTTTTAATATTAATTCCTGTGGAGAAAGTTCCATAAGATGCTACAATAATTGCACCAGTTTCTTTTTCGGTAATCTCTCTCACTTTTTCTCTGTCCTCAGTGGCAACACCACCATGAACAAAAAACACATGACGATTTTCAATCAAGTTACTACTATTTATTAATTCATATAGCGGTTGACCATGACCTTCAACTCTTGCAAAAAGTATTAGAGTATTTCCTTTTAGATCAAGTGCTAGATTTTTAATGAACCTATTCCTTCGTTCATGACCTATGATGTACTGAACTTCATCCTCATAAGTTTCAAATTTATTCGGTAAGTGCTTCAGTAGAATTACATTAATATCCAGTTTAGCCAAGTGCCCTTTACTCATTAACTCATCGGTTTTAATAATTTTATATGAAGGACCAAACAATCCTTCTAACACCCATTTATGAGTTTGAGATCCATCAAGAGTTCCGGTAAATCCAAATCTATATTTGGCATCGGCAAGTTTTGTCATTATAGATATTAATGATTTACTTTTGAACTGATGTGCTTCATCTCCAATAACCACATTAAATCTAGAGAAATACTGTCTTGGCAATTTGTAGATAGACTGCCAAGTTGTTATGATTACTTGAGAATCAGTTTCTCTTTCTTTTCCGGCATAGATTTTGTGACAATATGAGCCTACATTCCACCCATAATCTTCAAAATCTTTATACATCTGCTCTACTAGCGAAGTCGTCGGAACAACTATCAAGATATTTTGTTGCTTCTCAACATAGTATCTCACGAGAGAATATATCATCAAAGACTTTCCAGAAGCAGTTGGAGATATCAGCAACTTACGATTATGTCTTAAGGCGTCGTATACACCTTCTATCTGGTAGTCTCTAGGTTTGTATTTTGATATTGCAGTTACGTAATCTTTAACACCTTCTTTGGATATGCCATCATTAATTTCAAATGGCAATCCGTAATACTTATTATCTTTAAATTCGTAAGTGTATCCGTGATCCTTACAAAATTGAACGATGCGATCTAAAAGACCAATATATATTTCCTTAG